GCATCAACCTTTAATGTGTACTTGGGTTCCATAATGATCTCCAACTACAGGGAAATAAAGTTTCACAATGTAATGCAATCTTATCTGCGACTTCCTTAGATTCTTTTTGAGCATCTTCAGTGCATCTAAGATTACATACTCTAGCAAATGCATAAAGTGTACCAGACCAATACCACTCTGTCATCATACTTTGAGGAAGTATCATACGTGCTTGTTCTGGAGCAACTCCAGCCTCAATCATCGTATTGTAGTTCTTTAGTGCAATGTTCTCTACCTCAGATTTAAGAGTATCGGTTCTTCTATCACGATTTACCCATTCTACAGTATTATCGCTGGAACCTTGTTTCTTGTCAACTGGGCGACCTCTCCAAACATCCACATCGTAGAACTCAGGTGGAAAGTCTACATACCTTCTGCTGATTTCATTCCAAGTCAAACCGATCTGATGCTTGACTAACTGTCTTGCAACAAATACTGGAGCCTTGATATGAAACTGTACTGAACAGTGTCCAAATGGCGACCAATGATTATGATCAGCTAGATACTTGATCAGTTTCTCATCACCATCTGTAAACTCTTTTTTCTTTTTACCAAAAGACACACGGGCAGCGTTCACTACTGTGAGATCGGTGCCCATGTGATCAATCAGAGAAACCTCTGATAACGACATTATCTACCTTTTTTGATAGAAGTTAGGGTCTGCAACTTACGTTGCAACAGAGCGTTGTCATACTCCAGACGCCTTATGTCCTTCTGAAGATTACCCATCCTACTCTTGAGATGGGCAACCTGACGAACTAAGTCTTCTGGATCACGCTTTCGACTCTGTTTTTTAGAATCTCCTTGCATTTTGTTTCATCAAACTTAATGAAGGGTTGACATTTGCGAAGTCTCCTACTGATCCTCGGCCATACCCAAGAATCGTACAACTCTACTTCACGATTTACATAATCTATCCAATTGAGATAGTGGTCTAATATGACCGCTGACTCAATACTCAATTTACCTTGCTGTATCAGAGTAACAATCGGAGGATGTTTACTCTCTGATTCTTTTAAAAACATTATACCAAAAGAATCGAAAATGTCAAGACATTTCTTTAGCTCTTGGTCAAATATTCTTGATATTGATTGATTCTTCTTTTTCCACTCTGTATAGTTTTCCTCAGCTTGATTACTCAGTAATCCTTTTGGGTTTACACTATCCTCTTTAGAAAAGTTAGATACAAGAAACTCACGTAGTTCTTTATCGTATCTCTTTCCAAGTTTATGAAAGAAGTATCGATCATTCCTATGCATGAATGAATCTTTAGAAGCATTGACTGCACCATTGTATCGAAAGAAATCATAAGATTCCTGTCCGAAATGCAGTTTGATTCCTAGATACATTTTATATGCATCATAGGCTTCCATCATAGTGGTAATGTACTAGATTTTTGTAGGAAATGAAGATTCTCTGCCTCGACTTGAATCTTCTGTTTGAGTGATTTATTTACAAGTCTACCAAGAGACTCAGGTTCAATATTGTTATCTTTGCAGTATTCTAGACAAGCATCCATATACGTTAGATGTTTCTCTGCAACCATCTCTTCTATCATTGTAGAAAATTTGGTTGGTGTCAAAAAACTCAATTCCATAATGTTTGGGGGATAAAAGGTTATGGGGCCCTTCTGTTCCCAGGCGGCCCCTGTACCCGGCTATAATTACGCAGCTAGTGCATAAGAAGCAGATGTATAATCAGCGTTGTTTGCGATTATGGTTTTTGAATCTCCTCAGTTCCTTCGCTTCCAATCGAACTCTATTGCGGCCCCATCACAAAAGCACAGCTTGCATTACCCAAATAAAAATTGTTGCACTACCAAAAATTACAAAAGTCAGAAAGATGTGATGTCCATCTATATGCTCTCCTATGCGTTTATGGTGGAGCCGATCGGAATCGCACCGATGTCTTAAAAGTTATATAAACTGTATCATTGACTCAGTAATATTTATTATATAATAGTGTTTTACAAATGTCAAGTTATTTTTCACCATTTCTCATCATAATTCCTGCTTCAACTTCCATGATACATTGAGGTAAAACTCCACTTGTAATTGCATCAAACTTTTTGATACTCTCAGGAGAACCATCTTCAGCCTCATGAAACGGCATAGAATGTCGTATTGCATCTACCACGCAACCACATACTGCACGTATGTCATCAGGCCACATTCCCTCTGCGAGAGCTTGATTCTGTTCTACAGTTTCCCAGCATCCCGAAACAAATCCGTAAAGATATGTCGTTGGATACCAGTATGGAGTAGCTCCGTCTGGATGTGCATTTACACTCGTTGCAAACAATAGTGCTACTCCTGTTAATAATATTTTAAATTGCATCTTTAGGATTTGGTTCTTGTGCTTTCAATCTCATCAAATTAACCTCTTCCATAGAACACTTGAAAGAAACATCATAAACAATCTGAGCATTCAGGGGATCAATAGGTTGTTTATTGAAGTCCATCATGAATGTTTCATAGTCATAATCTATAGACATAACATCTATGATGCATTTACAAAGACTGTATAAATGCTCTGGTGGATATTTCATACGAACAGCTGGATCATGAGACATTCGGGTAAAATACAAAGTTACCCAATAGTTTCTCTGGTCATCTGTCCATGTACTTACTTGTTCTGTCACTGGCTCCGTGACAACTGGTGCCTCTTTGGACACGCACCCTATCATTATAAAGCAAACACAAATAACGAAAAGTTTGCTTATAGTTTTCATTTATTACCTTATTATACCTTCCTTATATTCGACCTTTCCAGCAACTTTCATTGCGGTCATACACTTCTTACGATTTTCCATAAGATTGTAACTGCAATGTACCCAGCCACTGTTTGGATCTTTTCCATCATAAAACTCCAGTATCAACTGATCAAATTCAAGATTATCCCGAATCCATTCTGCAAGATCTGGATTAGACACACTGTAACTTTCAAAGTCAGCAGCCTGTCCATGACAATGCTGACTCCTATCGGAACCACCCACTGCCTTATTCAAGTCTGGACTACGATAGCCCGAGTTTACTGTAATAACTCCAAATTCATCTCTGACTGGCTGAAGAATATGAATCGCAAGATGAGTCATATTCACCAGATGTTCAAGATCCTTTGGAGTATTATCTATACCAGCTCTTTCAGCAGTAGAGGATTTTGTCAACTCTCTCAAACTGAAATTTTTCGATAATCTAATCTGCATTTGATTCCTTTTTCTTTCTGGGTTTTCTAGGTTTCTTTTCTGCTGGTTTTTTCTTAGCAGGAGCCTTCTTTACAGGTTCCTTCTTCTCAGCTGGTTTCTTTCTAGGTTTTCTTTTTTTAACCTCTGGTTCCTTCTCCAGAGTTTTCTTTACGGCTTCTTCCAAAACTTCATCCGTTGTGGTGATTTCTTTTGGTTGTTCCTTCTCAACTGGTTCATCCTGTAATTCAGGTTTCAAATCACCCCAGAACCATTTCTTAACATTACTCCACCAACTCATTCTGAATCTCCTAAGTGAGTATTATATTTTTGAACGATATACGACCTGACAAGCCCACTACGAACAATGTCACCTATATCAAATTCACATGAATAGAATTCTTTCATCCCATCAATTATCTTCATAAAATTACCAAGTCCTGAGCGTTCTCTTTCCTTGGTCAAATCCGATTGATCAAAGTCACCACAAAACATAATCTTGGAGTCTTGACCCACTCTTGTCATAATAGTATCAAGCTCATGAAAGTTGAGATTCTGACACTCATCAACAATAATGATTGCATTGTCCAAAGTGATTCCTCTCAGAAACGATGTGGACAGAAACATCATAGATCCTTGTTTTTTCAGACGATCATACAGAAAATCAAATTGATCCTCTGTAGGCATCTTAAACATAAACCTTACCATATTATCATACGGAACTTGATACAGTGCAGACTTATCTTCTTCATCGCCAGGCAGAAAACCTATCTCTCTCGTTGAGATCAAAGACCTAACAACATACACACAACTGTACTTTGATTTAGGATCTAATACCTCTTTCAGAGCATGATATAATGTAACAAAGGTTTTACCAGTTCCAGCTGAACCATACAAGAATAGACACTTACCTTTCTTGTATTCCTTTATTACCTCAGATTGATTTTTGGTGATGCCTTTCAC